TGGCGTCAAAGACATCAAGCAACTCAGCCAATCGATGAAGGATCTGGATTGGCTGGAGGGGCAGAAACTTTCCCGTGAGGAAATCTGTGCCATCTTCGGAGTCCCGCCTAATATGGTAGGCATTCTCGACCGGGCGACTTTTTCCAATTATGACCAGGCCGCAAAGTCCCTATGGACCGAGCAGAATATGCCTCTCGGAAACCGGATCGCGAATAAGATCCAGATGGAGATAGTCGATCCACACCAGCGGCCGCCGGCTACCCTCTGTTTCGACTTCCAGAATGCTGTCCCGGTACTAGCTGACAATACCACCGAGAAGATTACTCAGTATACAAATCTTATAACTCATGGTCGGCTGACTCCAGAGATGTCCGCACAGATCGTAGGCCTCGATATTGGGGAACTGCAAGAGATCCATTCAACGGTCTTGATCCCCGCGAATCTGTTACCTGCTGAAGATATCCTGCTTTCTCCCGAACCTCCTCCTCCTCCGGCGCCTCCCCCAGAACCTGACACCGAAGGGCTGGCGGTCAGAATCGCTGAGTTGATGCTAGAGGCTCAGGAAGCCAAGCAGGCCGCTGAAGATGAAGCCGTAAAGGTTGAGCTGATCGACGAACAAGCGGAAGTTCGCGCAGCGGACAGGGAACGACTACGGGCTAATATCTGGCGCGCCCACATTGTTCAGCGGACTCCATTCGAGAGGAAAATGGCCGCATCCCTCAAGACCTACTTTTTCCAACAGCGTAAAGAAGTGCTCAAGAATGCCGACCTGTTCATCGGGCAACATCTCAAAGCAGGGACAGGGACCGAGAAGACCATTGTCGATAGGAGCATATTCGGGGACTTGCCGGGGAGTCTCTTCGACAAGAAAAAGGAAAACAAAAAGATTAAGTCGAAGTTCAAGACCTTGCTCGATGACGTATTTAGGATAGCCGCGATCCAGGTGCTCGAGGAACTGGGGAAGCCCTTAGATTTCTTCAACGAGGGGATACTCACCGTCTACCGACAACAGCAAGACATCCTGCTCGAGCAGGTCAACCAGACAACGATTGAACGCTTAACCGCAGTGCAGAAGGATCTGGAAAAGGCTCTTCTCTCCGGGACTCCAGTCGGTGAACTGGCTGACCAGATGAAATCTAGTCTCAAGCACGTTTACAACATACGTGAACATGATCGTACGAGGATTGCACGGACTGAAATCAACCGCGGGTTCTCTGGTGCCCGGTTCGAGCAGATGAAATCTGCGGGGATCAGTACCCACCAATGGCTCTCTGCAAGGGATTCAGCGGTTAGGGATACCCATAGCGCGATTGATGAAGACATTGTGGTCATCGGAGAGAAGTTTAGCAATGGACTCGAATACCCACTTGATCCAGCCGGGCCTGCTGCCGAGACCATTAATTGCCGATGTGTAGCCCTCGCAGTAGTGGAGTAGATGACATGTTTGAAACTATAACAGAAGACATTCCCAAACGGAAACGTGGCCGACCCCGCAAGGAAGTAAAGACTCCTCGGACTCAAGGGTGGGAATGCCCGAAGTGCGGGAAGGTGCTAGCCCCGCATGTGCAGGAGTGTACCCACAAAATAAAGCAACCAGTATTCACTGACTCGATCTACTCAAGGACGTTTTGACATGAAAATCAAACCCCGCAATTTGCTAGTCAAGAAGTTCGACCCCGATGACCAGTTGGAACACCAATTCGAAGAGATCCGCGATCCGAGTCGAGTTATCCGGTTTGTAGCGAGTGACGATACCCTAGACCGGTATGGTGAAGTGGTTCTGCCGCGAGGGGTTGATTTCAGTAACTTCGCCAAGAATGCGCCCTTGATGGCATTTCACGATTATAGCATGTGGCCCATCGGGAAGAATGTGGCTGGCGAGGTACGGGGCAACCAACTCCTCCTCGATGCTGAATTCGATTCTGCCGAGGATGACCCCGAAGCGGAAAAGGTATTCCGAAAGATCAAATCCCGTACTGTCAAAACAGGATCAATCGGATTCATACCGACAAAATTTATTACTCCGGGGGAAGCGACAAAAAGCAAAGCAGATAAAGATCTATTTGATCAATACGCTGGTGCCCGGAGAATTTATACGAACTGGGAAATTATCGAGTTCTCGATTGTCCCAATACCCGCAAACCCGAATGCTCTTGCTGCTGCTTACCAGGCCCTAAGCAATGATGCCCGGAAACGATTTGGCCCCGAGTCCCTACCCGCTGACATGGATTCGGATGCCTTACTGTCAGCAATAGATCAAGAAACTGAAGACGCTATAGCCTTGCAAAAGGATATAGGCAATCGGTTAGACGAAATACTGAAAAGGATAGACTCTCATGTCTGATATTGACCTCCAGAATGTAAGCGAAAAGCTTGCAAGTAAGCTCGATGACGTAACCAAGTCATTCGAAGACGCGATTGCAAAGCGTGCATCCACGACTGATGTGGAAACCCTCAAGGCTGATCTTGCTGAACAGAAGAAGCAGATGCAGGAAATGGCCGCCGCTGCCAAGAACTTTGCTACTCGTCCGGTTACTGATCAGGACAAGTGCAGAATGATCGGAGAGGCTGTACTCAAGGCGCAGACAGAAGGAACCGCTGCCGAGGGTGGTAACCTGGTTGACGATGAATTCTCCCATGAGATCCGCTCGACGCAAAACAAGTATGGTGCTGTCCGGCAGATTTGGGGCTCGGGAATAATCCCGATGGCCACCGACGTGCTGAAAGTTCCTGTTGATACCTATGAAGGAACTGCCGGTTCTGATCCCGTTCCGATTCTGGTTGCGGAAGAAGCTCAGTTCACAGAAGATGCCGCAACCGTCGCGCAGGTGACATTGACCGCTGCCAAATATGGCACGATGGTATTCGTATCGAACGAACTGATGGCTGATTCCTTCGTTGACTTCATCGGCAATTACCTTCGGACCAAGATCGCTCGTCAGGCTGCTAAGAAGGAAGACGATCTCGTTTTCAATACGGCGAGTACCGGAATCCTGAAAAGCTCCAATATCCTCGAGGTAGTCATGGGCGCTGGTAACGATACCTTCGCTTCTCTGACTTTGGAGAACGTGCGGGCATTGCAGGACTCGGTAACTGACGAAGCCTTCGAGGAAGGCTCGTACTACATGCACCGTTCCATCAAGACGCTTGTTGCCAACACTCGGGTTGGTGGGTCTACCACGACTGATGGCGCCTTCGGTTGGGGCAATCCTAATGTGGGGATTCCTCCGACATTTGACGGTTACACGGTCAACAATGTGAGCAAGATGCCGACGAGTGCGGACACGGCTGCTAGTACTGAGTTCCTTCTCTTCGGTGACTTGACGATGGGGATGTTGATTGGTGAGCGTGGCACTGCCGAGCTTGCTGTTTCGCCGCATCACCGGTTCGATTATGACCAACAGACAGTAAGGTACGCGTGGAGGTTTGCCTACTCAACTGACGCGAATATCGGACGTGCTATTGCTCGCCTGAAAACCGCTGCGTAAACTCTAAAGTGTACGGGGGCTGTCAAAAGCCCCTTTGCCGGGAGACTAAAATATGAAAAAGAAAATAGTCGGAATCATAGTCGGGTTGAGCTTGGTTGGCACTTTGTACGCTGGAGATTACCAGAGCAAATATGCTGCTCATGCAACCGCATCGGCTGTTAACTTTCCCGCCAGCCGCGGAAGTATTGTAGTTAAGGCATTGCATGCTGAATCAGATAAGGCTGCTGGAGTAGCGAAAGTCTATGCCAGGACGGGTAGCGGGGTTACGGTATCATCTGCAAACGATGCCGGAACCACGATACTCGTTCCGAATGTGTCTGCTCAGTTTGTCGCTACTGACTTGATTGCATATCAACATGCTGACGGTACGGTTGATTATACAACTGTAGCGTCAACTAATACCACGGTATCAATCGTGCTTAATGATGCAATCAGTCAGGCCGGGACTGCAAAGGATCGCGTTTACGAGTTGTCCCAGCAGGGTCAATTTGACGTGGCGGCTGCGACTGTTAGCTATATCGGTGAAGCTGTTTTTACAACGCCCAATGACTCTCCGTTGCGGGTTCTTGTGGATAGCACATCTGCCGGATATACGACAGTTACGGTATTGACTGATCAATGAGGAGGTTTCATATGAAACATCTAAAATTGCCGATGATTCTAGCTCTTGCCGTACCGATGATTACATCGTATGCCGGGAACTGGGAATCGAAGGTGAGTACTGCTCAAACAAACTCGTCCGTTAACTTTGCCGCTCGCGATGGGCGTCTTGTTATCAAGAGTTTGCATGCCGAATCGGATAAGGTCGCTGGAGTTGC